CTAACCCATTTGTAGCAGGATCCTCAGGCTCTGGGACTATTACAACTTTTAGGTTTACATATCAAAATGTATAATATGAAATACAATTATAATCAAATTAATGAAACAGATTGGTCTTTAGAAGTAATAGGACTTAATACTCATATAATATTTAGCCTCTCACCAGTACTAGGTATAGGACATCCTGAACATATTCAAATGATAGAAGATTTTAAAGATGTTTCAAAATTAGAGTATTTTGTATCATTGTTAATAGATAACCCATCTACCGCTTTTTCTATTTATAATAGTTTAGGTTAAATTTGTTAATATTTATAACAAAATTTAAACATGGCTAATATCCCAATATATCCTGGTTCAAGTTCATTTATCCCTGGTAATACACCTTTTGGATTTTATGACTATGATTATGACTTTCAAATTGATGCTGATAAAATAGTAACATTTTGTGCCCGTCGATTAGGATATCCATTAGTTGATGTTGAACTCCAAGATTTAAACTTCTATACAGCATTTGAAGAAGCAATTACTACATATGGAAATGAAGTTTATGCATATAAAGTTAGACAAGATTATCTTGATATAGAAGGATTTACTACTTCATCTGCATTAAACCATTCATTAATTCGTCCTAATCAAGGAGGAATTATTCGTATTTCTGAACAATACGGAATTGAAGCTAATGTAGGAGGAGATGTTAATTTCTACTCAGGATCTATAATACTCAGAGAACACGTTCAAGATTATGATCTAAATGAATGGGCTGCTTCTCAAAGCTTATCAGGTCAAAATGTTACAATAACTCGTTTATTTAGAAACCAAATTCCTGCTTCTGTAAGATATTTAGATCCTTACATTGGTGCTGGTAATGAGTATTTAAATATACTAAATGACTTTGGTTGGGCTAACTATGGTATAGCTAACACAGCTACATTATATCCTATTTATTTTGATATTCAAAAGATTCAAGAGATTGAAATGAATGATTTAGTAAGAAGATCACAAATATCTTTTGAACTTAGAAATAATAAATTACGCTTATTTCCTAAACCTGGTGAAGAAGAAAATGGAGTAAATTTATGGTTTGAGTATTATCTTAAATCTGAAAAAAATACCCCGGTTGCTCCTTCTGGATCAGGATTAGTTACTAATGTTTCTAATGTACCATTTGCAAATCCGATTTATGGGCAAATTAATTCTATTGGTCGCCAATGGATATTTGAATATACATTAGCATTATGTAAAGAAATGTTAGGATATATTAGAGGTAAATATTCAACCATCCCTATTCCTAACTCAGAAGTAACATTAAATCAAAGTGATCTTATAAATGCTGCTACTGCTGAAAAAACTGCTTTAGTTGAAAAATTAAAACTCTATTTAGAAGAAACTTCTAGGGAAAAAATACTAGAAAGAAAATCTTTAGAAACAGATGCTAGATTAAAAGAATTACAACAAACCCCTTACTTAATTTATATAGGATAACATGGCTTTATTTGGCGGAGCAAGAGATATCAGCTTATTTAGAAACCTTAATCGAGAATTATTAGGGGATATTATTACTCAACAAATAGCATACTATAAGTATGATTATGGAAAAAATAAAGTTAATATATATGGTGAAGCTATAGATAAATACTTCTTTACTCCTGTTCTTTTAAATTGTTTAATCCAAAGAAATGATCAGACATGGGGATCAAGTGATATGGGTCCAGATGTTACAAGAACTATGGCCTTTAACTTACTTAGAGATGATTTAAAAGATGCACAGGTTGTACCTGAAGTAGGAGATGTGATTATGTGGTATGAAAGTTTCTTTGAATTAGATAACATCCAAGAAAATCAATTATTTGTTGGTAAATCTGAAGAATACCCATATAATCCTAACCCACTTAATCCTGGATTAGAAAATTTTGGGTCTAGTATCTCAATTATATGCCAAGGACAATTAATTCCATCCGATAAGTATAGTTTAACTAAAGCTAGAATCTAATGCCATCTAGAAGACCCATACCGAAAACACAAAAAGAACTTAGCAATGAGCAGATAACTCCTTACAGTTCTCAATATGGTAATGCAAACGATTCTACTAATAATATAAATCCTTTAAATAGAGCAAATCAATTATCATTTAAAGGAGATACTACAAAACCATTTAGTGTTGGTATTCAAGATATAGATGAAGCTATTTATTACTATTTTGCAAATGTTATTAAACCTTCTGTATATCAAAATAATACCCAAATTCCGGTTCCTATAATTTATGGTAGCCCTGAAAGATGGAAGGCGGTTCAAGCAGATGGATATTATAGAGATCAAAATGATAAAATAATGGCTCCTCTTATAATGTATAGGAGAGAGTCTATGGAAAAGAACTTCAGTATTGCGAATAAGTTAGATGCTAACTTTCCTCATAACTACAGTATTTCTACTAAAACATATGGAAAAGAAAATGCGTATGATAATTTCGGTGTATTAAATAATAGAATACCTCAAAAAACTCAATATGCTATAGTTGTTCCTGATTATGTAACATTAACATATAAATGTATAGTATCAACATACTATATGGAACAGATGAATAAAATTGTTGAGGCAATTAATTACGCATCTGAAGCATATTGGGGTGACCCCGCAAGATTTAAATTTAGAGCTAGAATTACATCTTTCACTACTAATAACTCTATTAACCAGGGAGAAGAAAGATTAGTTCAAACTGAATTTAATATCACTATGTATGGATATATTATTCCTGATATTATAAGTAAAGATTTAGCCTCTATTAAAAAACTCCCAGACCAAACATCAGTAGTATTCTCTTTAGAGACTGTTTTAAATCCTAATGAAACTACAGACCCATACTCTAATGTACCTCTCCAATACCCCGTTGTACCTCAATATCCTGCAAACTTTGAAGACCCTCCTTCACCAGGGTTTGATGGAGTATAAGTTTTAATATATTTATAATAAAAATAATTTATGGAAAAAAAAGTTTTAACTCCCGAAGAATTAACTTCACTTAAAGATCTTAAAAATAAATACAGTCAAGTATCTTTAAATCTAGGAAGAATTGAAATTGAATTTATCAATTTAAGTGAAGAAAAAGAAAAATTAAAAACCGAATTTAACAATTTAAAAAACCAAGAACTTAGTTTGGTTGAACAAATGAAAGTTAAATATGGTGAAGGAACTATAAGTTTAGAAACTGGGGAATTTTTACCTAAGGTCTAAACTTTGAAGATAGTTCGCCATATTTATCATAAAAAAACATATAAAACATGGCCGAAACTTTAATATCCCCTGGTGTTTTAGCAAGAGAGAACGATCAATCTTTTGTTTCTGCAACCCCTGCACCTATTGGCGCAGCTATTGTTGGTCCAACTTTGTTGGGTAAAGTAGGTATCCCAAAAATAGTAACCACTTATTCTGATTATTTACAAAATTTCGGAGGTTATTTTATTAGTGGAGGTGCTACTTACAACTATCTAACAGCATTATCTGCATACAATTATTTTAATAATGGTGGTACTAGTTTATTAGTTACTCGTGTTGCAAGTGGTTCATTTACTCCTTCAACAAGTTCTAATGCAAGTGGTAGTACATCTGGTGTTAATAATATCTTTACATTAGAATTCCTTACTGATGGTACTATTGGTAATAGTGATAGTGCCGAAGTAGCTTCTTCATTACCTAGTGGTAGTGCTAGTAATATTCGTTGGGAAGTTCAAGCACCAAATACATCATCTGGAACATTTACTTTGTTAATTCGTAGAGGAGATGATACATTTAATACTCCTACTATTTTAGAAACTTGGTCTAATCTTTCATTAGATCCTAATCAATCTAATTATATTGAAAAGGTAATTGGTAACCAAACTTATAATATCCGTACTGACGTTGCTTCTGTTTACCTGCAAGTAACAGGCAGCTACCCAGTAAACAGTAAATATGTACGAGTAAAAACTGTAAACCAAAAGACCCCTAATTTCTTTGATAACACTGGAGCAGCATTATCACAATATACCGGTTCTATCCCTGCAGCTCAAAGTGGTGCATTTGGTGGAGCATCTGGAAACACTATCCCAACATGGGCTGCTAATTTTTATGAAAATATGGGTGGTTCTAATATTCAAGGAATAAGCCCAAATGATTATACTCAATCATTTGCTGTCCTAGCAAATAAAGATGATTACAAATATAACATTATCACAGCTCCTGGGTTAATGCGCGCTGAATCAGGTCATGCTTCTATAATTACTACATTAATTAACAACACTCAAAACAGAGGTGATGCTATTGCAGTTATTGATTTAGTAAAATATGGACAGAATATTGCAAACGTTACTGCTCAAGCTGCTGCTTTAAATACAAGTTACGCTGCTGCATATTGGCCTTGGGTTCAAATTGTAGATCCTGATACTCAAAACTTAGTATGGGTACCTGCATCTACAGTAATCCCAGGTGTATATG